CTGAAACGATGCTCGCAGTGCTGGAATCGTTGTGGAAGGCGCGCACCGAAATTGCGAAGTCGAAGACGCCTAACATATAGTATGCACCGATTAAGGTGCCTATATCGACGTGGGGCCGTCAAACACACCTAATGGCTAAACATAAACTCCCGCCAGGATGCCGGCTTGTATCAGGCCGTTATTACCGCGTCCAGTACGTCGGCATGGTTGACGGCAAAAAAAAGCAGAAGCTGCACAAGCTCACCCGCGCAAGCGAAGGCATGGCCGCGCTGTATCGGGCGCTGTCAGAGTTGGATATGCAAACGGTGACTGGCGATAGCCGGATGCCGCAGCGGCTTACCCAATGGCTACAGCAGTCTCTGCCGGTTTCGTGGTTTGGTTTGAAGGCTGAAAACTGTCACGAAACGATGAAACTGTCACGAACAGGCAATTTACTGGGCCGGCCAGACTATCGCCGGGAGTTCTGAAATTAGCATCTGCGGTGTCGGAACAGATCTAAGGCCGCCAGTCACGTCCGCCATAATCGCGTAACACTTCGCCCACACACCATCCCGCCAGGCGACGCACGCCTGCCCCTCGGCTTTGAATTTTGCAGAGCCGGATGTGGCATAGGTTGTTGCGGACAGAACGCTGTCGTAGCCACGCTGGCGTGCTGTGGTGTCGAGGTGGCCCTGCACGGCTAGGGTGAGTTGCGCAATAATCTCGGCGGTGGTGGGCGGCGGAATCACGGCGATAGGCACCGGCCCCGGTACGCCCCCAGTTTTGAGCCATTGCCGATAGACATCCCACTCCGCCATGTCGCGGGAGATAGTGAGGTTGTCAGAGATGCGGACTACGCCGACGATAGCTAGGCGGTAGGTCATCAGAAATACTCAACCACAGTCCAGCGGCCACCGACTGTGGACGATCCGTTGATTGATGCCAACCGAACATTGGTTGTTGATGTTAGCCGGGCGGTTTCGATCAAATAAACACCAGCACCATCTCGCGCGGCCTGAAACGTCGCAATTGACTTTGCGACCACGACAGACGTGATTGTGACATCCCGAAAATATATATCCTCACCTGCGCCGCCAGCCGCTGCCGCAGGGGCAAGATACCCCGTCTGGATGCTCTTGACCGTTCCGGGGACGCCTGTGCTGAGCCTGTCAATTAAAACTGCCCGCGCTGCCGTGTAGTCGGCGCTTGAAACCGCCGTAGCCGCTGCTGCCCGTGAGCTGATCACGGCATCGAGGTTTTCGATTCTGGCTGTGCGTGCCGCTGCCAGGTTTGTGTTCAGGTAGTTGATGATGGTGGTGAGTTTGCCGGGGACGGCGAGTAGAAAATCAATCATGGTCAGGCCCAGGTTGTGGCGGTAACATTGTCGCTACCGTCGTAAGTGATGGTTTTGGTTCCGATGGCGAAATAAGTCACGCCGCTGTTGGAGCTGTATGAATACGAGGCCGATGTAACTTTGCCTCCAGTCCATATCATCGTCCCGCGCATCCGCTCGGTTGTTCTGGCGTATACCATGCCTTGAGGGGCGTCAGCAGTGTTAGTGCCGGTGATGGTAGTTGAGGCCACTGTTTGACTGACGCTGACGTTGTAGGTGCCAACGCCGCCTGTTCCTGTGCCGAAAGACGTAATGGTCGTGCCGCTCGTCACACCTATACCATTCAACACCTGCCCGACCGCATAAGTGCCTGCGGCCATCGCGGTCACAGTCATCACTGTGGTGGAAATTGACGCCGTGCCACTATGATTAGTGGCATTAAGATTCCAACCAAAGAAGCCGCCACCCATGATGACAGCGTCCCTGATTGCTGCCATATTGTTGCGCAACTCCTGCAAAACTGTTGTTCCATTGCTGGCCGCCCCGTTTGGCTTGGCTGAATCGAATGGGATATAGGACATTGGTTAAACTCCCTGGAAGGCGTACTGAAACGCGCTGGCAATTTGGGCACCAGCGTCATTGAAAATATAAACATCGAATGTGGTCGGATTGCCCAGCACGATGTTGTCGAATGTGGCCGAACGTGCGGTAGTGCCCTGCGGCGTAATGGTCAATTTTTTGGTGGCTACGTATCGATTGACTAGCGTAATCCTGACCAGTCCAGTCGATAGACTGGTGCCGGTGCCAACCTCCTCACGCGGAATGGCATCCAGCCTTATGTTCTGCGTGGGCACAGTCACCAGCAGCGTTGCCGTGGTCAGTGCCTCATGTTTGAGCTTGGCAAACCGCGCATTGGTTCTTTGGCTCAGTCCGACAAGAAAACTGAAGTCAGCAGGTGCGGAACCCGCTGTGGCGAATCCCAGATAACTTATCAGCGCACCCGACACCGCCACCACCGTGCTTGTCCCTGTCCATTGCCCACCGAGTAGCTGGCCGAAATCCTCCGGCTCGCCCAGCCATGTCGATGTTACGCTGGTATGGTAATCTGCCAGCGGGCGGGTATAAGTGTCCATCGCTGCGGAGAACTTGGTGTCCCATGCCACATTGTCCTCGGTCACGTAATAAGTGTTCGGGTCGGTACGGGCGAGTGTGAACGCCTGCATTGCTGTCAGGGTAGGTGCGTTGCTGTTGTAGCTGTCCACAAGGAATGCGCTGGCGTCCGATGTAACGGTCACGTCCGCAAAGGCCGCTGTGGCTGAATACTGCCCCACCGAATCCAGAGCCTTGACGAAGATGCGCCAAGTGCCAACTGGGATCTGGGCACTGGTCATCCTCAGCGCATCAACCCGGTCGATCAGATTGGGTGAAGTCTCCCATGTGGTGCTGACTGCCCCGTAGCGCCACTCGTAACGAAAAATGTCAATGTCGATTACAGGGGCGCAGCTTCCATATACCGTTCCGCCCGCCTCGAATACGGTCACGCTCGGCACGTTTCCGGGAATGAGAAACTTACCAGCCGCCGTTACGTTGGCTTGCGCCCATGCGCCCACAGTGCCGATTGTGGTGATGGCCGCGACCCTGACAACGTACTCAACTCCCTCTTGTAATGGGCCTGTCGGGAATACGGCGCTGATCGTGTTGCCGGCGTGGATCAGCACACCAGCCTGATATACCTCAACCCGATATTCTTTCAGGTAGGGGTAGGTTACCGCTATCCATGTTGCACGGAGGCGACTTGAGTAGGTGCCGTTCTCAAGCTGATAAACTTCCTCAACCGCCGCCAGCCCGGTGATAGCGGGTGGGGATGCTGGATTCGGTAAATTGGTGTCGGCGTAGGTGGGTTCTGCTGACACCACATTGCTGTACATTGCCGGGTCATATTCCGCAGCGGTAATCTGCGGCCTTCCAGGTGATTGGGATGTGACCACCGTTACGCGCATCCGCTTCACGGACAGCCCAATCGGATGTGTCACCGTGATAATGTCACCCACTTCAACCGCCAAGGCTTCATCGAAGCCAGTGAATCCACACGACATGTCACCCAGCGTTAATTTGTTGATGCGCTCAACCGCTTCACGATATGCCTGGCTGTAACGCTGGATGCCGGGCAGGCTGACTGTGCTTTCGCGGCGCGGCGTGGTGCCAGTAGCAACCCCTGCCGCCAACACTTCAGCGGTGCCTGTTTTCCAAGGAATCACTGTGGTGTCTGTGTACGTGATCCGCATCACGGTAGGGATCTGCTGGATGCCGCGCTTTTTCAGGCGTAGCGATTTTCCGACGATGCTGGATGCGCCAAACGAAAACACGCTGGCACCGGCTTTGTCCGAGATCAACCGCACCCCGGCGCTTCCCTGCACCACAAAACAGCTGGCATATGTGCGCAGGGTATCAATCCATTGTGTGGCCGCGCTCACGTTGTCACATGCCAGTCCGATGATGCGGCGCTTTTCCGCACCCACAAGTGCATCGCAGTCGTTCGCCACCCCGGATACCGTCGACCAAGCCACGGTTTTATCTAGGCCGTAGACTGCGTTACTCAGGAAATCTGCCAGCGCCAGCGCGGGGTTGTCGGAGTACACTGTGGTGGCGGTGCGCGGGTCGTACAGCTTGCGGCCTCGGATGGTGGCGGCGAATGTTGGGAATCCCTCGCTCGCGCCTTCTGGCACCTCGATCACCGAATAGGCTATCCCAGGGAGTGCAGAAGCATAGGTGATGCCGTGGCTTGCATAGGCGGCGATCAGCGTGGCGTTGGCTGTCTGCCCCGCCGTGCCTGTGTAGTGGGTGGCGGTGACGCCAGCGGGTAACGCCTTGTCTGCCATTTCCAGCGTTTCGATGGCGTCAATCTCGCCTTCACCCCACACCGCGATGATTATCAGTTTTGACTGATACACCAGCACGTCCGCGATTTGCGCACCAACGCGGGTGCGGCCATAGATCACCCGCAGCGGGGCATTGGCGGCGGCAACCTGTAGCTGCTGATCCTCCGGCGTGGTGGCGGTTTCGTTGATGTTGTCTCGCGCGGCAACGGGCTTTGTCCAATCAGCGTCTGGTAGATAGGGCTGGTTGTTGGTCGGGCGGACATAGCGGGGCTGCGTGACGGGCGGCAAGCCGCCGCTGCTGGAATAGGTGGGGATGCTCATGCTTCGACTAGCTTAACGACTGCTGTGTGTCTGCCTGCTGAATCGCGCTGCCACGTAATCGGATCGGCAAATAAACAGGAATACGTAACCCCATCAGACAGGCTCACATAATCGAATTTAATCAGGCGATTTGCGTTGTAGAAATTTGCGAGCGTGGTTTTTTGTGCTGCGGTCATAAACGGGTGGTTGAGCGGGATGTCCACTTTGTCCAATCCGTAGCTGCGCGCGCGTGCTGTGCCATCTTCGGCGCGGTCAATGTCTGGCCCGGTTGCGGGCTTTGGGTCGCTTCCGCTTTTGGTGGGGAGTGTCGGATAGGTTGCCATCAGTTACCCCTCTCAATAATGTAGGTTTGGCTGCCCCATGTGAACTTGGTGCCGGCAGGGCGAAGCTGCCTGAACCCGGTTCCCGCTCCGATGAAGCGGCGCGGAAACATCGCTGTTCTCATGCTTTCGCCCACCACAGCCAGGATCACTCTGTCAGGGTTGATGTCGGCGCCGTCGATCACGCCATCCAATACCAGAGCCGCGTCCGCTGGGTTGTCGCCGTAAAACTCCCATACCCGGCAGCCGCGCTCGGCCACACCTTCAGCCAGCACCAACGCGGAATAAGCCAGGTCTGTGTTGATCAGGTCAATCTTGCCTTTCTGGTCGCCGCGCCCGTCCGACGCCAGACCGGAAACCTTGCCCAGCCTACCGCCCGTCCACGCGAAACCACCCCATGACTGGTCGCCCCTGCTCGATAGGCGCAGCGGTGTGACGAACAGCATTTCGACCAGATAGGCCGGAGTGGTGACGGTTGCGGATGTGGCCGCGAGTTGCGCTGCGGTTAAGGTTCTCATGGCCCGACCTCCACAGTTGCGCCCACATTCCCCGTCACGTCCACGGCAACGACCAGCGGGGTTTGTGCAGCCTCAAGCATTTTTTCTGCCACGCGCATCATTGCCGCTTCCATCGCGTCGGCGGCGCCTTGGTGGATGGCGATGATGTTGTCTTGCGAAGCATTCAGCCGATCCGTTGCAAGGGTGTCGGCCTTTTCCAAGTACGCGATGAACTCTGGCGCAAGGGCTTTCTGCTGGCCTTCGTCAAGCAATCCATACGCGGCATTCGTGCTCGAATTAACTGCCTCGGCATATTTCGCAATCATGGCCGGGTCGGTGGCGAGAGCAAGCGCGGCAAGGTCGGCGTCCAGCTTTGTGCGCCAGAAATTATACTGTTCCTCCGGCGACAACACCGAAAGCTGGATGCTTTGGATCGAATCACCGAACATCGAATTAATGTCGAGCAATGCGCCAGCAATCGCATCTGCAACGTCCAAAAACGCAGGCGAAATAGCCATCAGCGATGCGAACATTTCAGCCCCGGCGGCGGTGGTCAAGTCAAGCGCCCCGACTATTGCGCGGAACTCATCTTTTGTTTTTGGTATGGCATATCCGAGATTTGCAAATCCATCCCGCAGCGCCACCACCGAATCAGCAAACTTTTCTTGGTCGCTAAAATATCTGTCGTAATATTCGCCGATTGCATCGGTCAGCGTTTCGAGATCACCAAAGGCATTAATCAGAGTTTGTGAGAACTCCACAATCTCCATAGCCGCGCCGCTGAAACCCTTGTCGATCATCTTCAATGATGCCTGCACCACCTCTGTGCTGTAGGCCACTCGGATTGCGGTTTCGTAGTATCCCTCGCCGACTTTTATGTATTTTTCCAAGCCGGGCAGAACTTTTTGCGCAATGTCATCAGCAGCCGCACCGATAACACCGTTCAGGGCTTCTTGAAGATCTTCGCCTTTAAGCCCCTTGAGGGAAACCATGCCCAGGTCAATCTCAATATTCGCGATCTGCGTTTCGAGGATGTCGGCACTTCTCCCAAATACGCCACCTGCTGCCACCAGGCTGTTCCCTATATCATCAAAAATCATCTGGAATTGATTAGAGATGTCGTCAGACGCGTCTTTAATGAATGTTTTCGTGACGGAATTCCACTCTTTTTTTCTTTTTTCTCTTGTGGTTACATCGGTATACGTTTGCAGGCCGGTACCAATGTCACCGATCTTGCCTTTATAGGTCAAGCCTGAATCCGTTACCTCAGTCTTTCCTTTTTTGGACTGCTGTTCTAGCACGCCGGAAAGATTGCCGCTGGTAAGTCCACCATTCCTGAAGATTAGCGACGACACCCCGCCCAATGCAATCTCGATATTCTTCAGAGAGTTTGCCATCATCGCGGAATATTTCATCGTCAGCACATTCACATCGGCCAGCATTTCCAGCGAGTTTGACAGGCTTTCGCTTTTTGCGTCGGGGTCGCCCAGCACCGTTCCTGTGCCTTGTTTCTTCTGCCGCTGCTCTGACATATTTATAGATGGGGCGCTACCGCCACCGCCGCCGCCCTTACCGCCCATAGACGCCATGAACGCAATGATTGCGGCGGCGCCCACGAATCCCCACACGCCCATCTGAGAAAACGCCTTCGCCACGCCATTCATGGTGTTGGCTGTGGCTTTGATGCCATTCTCGGCAACCTCTTTGGTGGTTTCGGTAGTGCCCTGAACCATCGCCGCGATGGAGAGCGCCATCTGTAGCGCCCGGAATCCCTGTTCAGCTGCTGCCATCACCTTGTAGCCAGTCGTTCCTTCCTCAAAAAATGACTTCGCCGCGCCGGCCATGTCCGCGTAGGCGTTAATCTGGATTTCTGCCTGCTTCTTGGTGAGCGCGGTTTCTTTTTTAATCAGGTCTTCCGGGCTGAGTGCTGCGCGTTTTTTGTTGAACTCGGCCTGCTTCTGCGCATAGTTGTCGAACGCGCCAGCCATTTTGCCGATTGCCGTTCCAGCCTTGCCGAACGAGTTAGATAGCGCGTCACCGAACGATTTAGCCTTAGCCGGGTTCAGATAGGCGTCAATGTCTTTCAGTGCGTCGAAGTTGCCCTGTTTGGCGGCGCCCTCACCCTGTAGTTTTTTCAGCTCCGTGAGCGCGGCGATCTTGTCCCATATCGCGGCCAGTTCCTCATTGCTGGCCCCGGCGAGCGTCCTTTCAATCTCAAGCTGCTGTGCTGTGGCGATAGCTGTGTCGAGACGGGCCTGCGTAAGCTCGGCCATGGCTTCTACGGACAGCCCGATTTCCTCGTTATGCGCGCGCTGCGCGACAACCTGCGTGGCAATCGCGGCTGCGTCCTGCTCGGCGGCCTTAGCCGCTATTGCTGTGGCGCGCTCGAACTCGACCTGTACGGCGGCGAACTCCTTAGCCGATGCGATGGCGTCTTGTTGTTGCTTGTCAAAATCGCTGAAGTTAGCCGAGAATACGGTTTCGATCAGCTTTGTCATTGCTTGAGCGTAAAGCTCGGTATTCTTGCGCCCGTCGTCGAAACGGGTATTGAGCAGCGCTACCTTCTTGTCGAATTCCTCCATCTTGCCGATGTCGGTTGACGCTAACAGACTGGCGAGCGGGTCGGATTTTACGCCGCCCGATACGCCGCCGCCTTTTGGCTTGGCGCGCGCGGATGTGCCACCGCCACCGCCGCCTGAAAGCGCCACGGATGGAATGGCCGTGTCCGGTACGGACGGCAACGAAGCGGCCTTGATGGCGTTGAGATACTTCATCTCTTGCAGGATTTCGGTTCGCTCCGACTCAAGACTGGCCGCAGTTGACGTGTCGCCTTTTTCCCGCGCAATATTAAGCTGCTGGTGCAGCACTGAGAAACGCTTGCCGAGTTTTTCCAGCCCCTCGCCGGGCGTGTCGAAGCTGAACTTCAGTCCCTTTGCGGCAGCGGCCCAAAACCCGCCTGCGGCAGTTATGCCAGCTTTGAACCTGTCGATTAGGCTGTTCAGCGAGGGCAGCATTTTGGAGAGGATTGAAGCAGCCGCGCCGGCAGCATTTGTTTGGATTTGTGCTAGTTGATCGTTGAACTTGTCAGCGTCTGGGGCGAGCTTCGCCATCGCGACGGAGAACGATTCTGACGCCTTTGCCGATTCGCGCAGCGACTGGCCGCCGCCTTCCAGTAACGGGATCAGCTCTTGGTAGCTTTTACCCAATACCTGATTGAGCAAGGCTGCGCGTTGCGCCGGGTCGTGAATCTTCTGGACGGCATCGGCAAGCTGGTAAAACGCTTCCTTTGGGTCGCGCGCGGTGACGCCAAGTGTGGCAAGAGCACTGGCTAACTGTTTGTTGCCACTCTCGGCCTCGCCTATGCTCCGTGTAAGCCGTGCAATACCCTTTCCCACGCCTTCAAGCGATGTGCCGGATTGCTCGGCAATAAGTTTGAAGCTGGCAAGGTCTTTGACCGAAACTTTAAGCCGCATGCTCATATCGTTGAGCGCATCTGCCGCGTCAATACCTGATTTTGCAAACGATGCGAGCGCACCAACAGACACAACAGCGCCCAGCCCGGCAAAGGCTGATTTCATCACTCCAGCCACGGCATTGCCGCGCGCGCCGAAGTTATCAAGCGTAGCGGTAGCTTTCTTCAGGTCTGTTTCAAACCCGGCGATTCTGGCATTTAGGTCAACGGTGATTGCAGCAGTAGCCATTATCGTTTCGCTCTTCGGTTAAATGCTGCGACTGTTTCGGTAACAAGTTCGGACTGGATCAGGTTCACAGCTGCCATGCGGTTTGTTTCGTAGGCGTTGCCAAGGTAGGCTTTGCCAGCGATGAATCGCGCCCCGGATGCTTTCAGGTTGGCCGCGCGGTTGCGCTTACCACCCTTGATCTTGCGCGCGCCCGTGGCGTGGAATCCGGCTTCCTGAAAGCGGTGATAAAAGGGATCGCCAAAGTTCGGCCCTTTCATCCCGGCGCGTGCTGCCATCCTGCCGATGCGCTTGACTTTGCCGGGGACGCGCGCGGTGATGAACACACCAAAATCGCCACGGCTTGCATTCTGTAACTTGCTGCGGGTGATGCTCAGGGTGCGTTTCAGCAATCCAGGAATAACCCGGTTCGTTGCCTTTTTTGCTACCGGCGCGGCGGCTTTTGCAGCGCGTAGGATCGGCTGCGCGGCCTTGCGTAAAACGCTGTGAATCACTTTCTTGCGCAAATCAACGGGCGTATTGAGCAGGGCTTGTCTAACATTCTCCAAGCCTTCAATCCTGATGAATTCAGCCATTGGATTTCTCGTTGATCTTTTTAAGCGCGGACATTTCGAGAACACGGATGTCCTCAAACAATGGGGGCCAGCGGTCGGTCGGTATTTGCATCAGGCGAAACGTGGACTCAACGGCTGAATAATCAAGCCCGGTAACTCCACCCATGCCCCCGACACGCCACTGGGTTTGCATGGCAATGAAAATGCCGAAAACCTCGGCGTTCTCTTCCCACAGGTTTATCTCTACATCGTCGACAACGTAATCAGCGGCGGTGAGTCCGAGCTTTGCTGCCTCTTCCTCATCAAAGCTCGGCGCGCGGCTATACCACGCCGCCGCCGCCGCTTTTAGTTTCCCAGCTTTGCGCCTGTAACTTCCTCGGTGTATTTGCTCATGATGGCCGACGCTGCTCTGGTGTAGTTTTGCAGCACCAGATCAAGCGCGTCCTGATCAAATTTTAGGTCACAGTTATGCCACCCGGTAATGATCTCCATCAGGCACTCGGCCTCCGGGCGATTCGTGAAACTCTCGAACCACTCCTTCAGTTCGTCGCGTTTTTTGTGCCGGAATTCCACATCAAGCGACATCGGTTTGCCACCCGGAACCGGGATGACAACCAATGCGCGAAACGTGGGTTCAGGATTAACTTTGAAAGTAGCGGCCATAATTACACAGCGTACCGAATCGCATCATTCATCAGCGCCACGTCGATGTTTGACTTCATCGGCGTGTTGGCAGCCATGCTCGGCATTTTTTGCAGCGACCAGTAACCAGACCCGGTAATTTTCGCGCCGCTCTTCAGGTCAAACCTGACGGCGTAGGGGTTCTGGTAATCGTTGCTGGCAGCAAGGACTGCCGCGTACCATGCCAGCGAAGGGTCGTCGAAGAATGCCAACTGGATACCCAGCGCGGAGCGATACGACGGTAGGCGCTTCTCACGGTCAACGCTGATCGGCTGATATGTTACGAACTGCTGTTCGCCGCCGCTGGTGCTGGGAGCTTCGACCTGGGTAATTTCAGTCCACGTCAGAACCTCGCGCACAGTGCCGACACCACCGCCAGCCGGGAACATGCTAAGGGATGTGGTGGACAGGCCCTCGATGGTCACCAGAAAAGGGCCGGCGCCTGATGCCAATTTGACGCGGTAGACGTTGCCGGTGATTTCTTCCCATCCGGAGGTGATCTCGAAATAATCACCCACGGCCAGGGCGGGATCGGCAACGAATGACAGCACGCATTCTGCCGCGTTGCTGGCGCTGGTGAATGCGCGGTTGACAGAGTAAGCCGAGCCAATGAAGAATTTTGAACCGTTTGGGAGAAAGACAGCCATGATGTTTCCTTTCGATCAGACATAAAAAAACCGCCTTGCGGGCGGCGGAGACTACGGGCGAAAAAAAACCGCCCGGAGGCGGCAGGTGCGGGGGCGTTAGCCCTTACTGGACAAGAAAGTTAAAGTGAACTTGCTCGGAATACATATCAGCGCTGCCGTCGAATTCCTCGCCGGGTTCGTCGGCGGGTGTGTAGTTGAGCGCACTGGCAACGATGGCAGCACGCACAGCGGCAGCGGTGGATAATGCGACGGCGTAGGTTTTACCCCAGCAGTCGAAAACGATTTGGTAATTGATCGCCAGCACAACCCCGGAGGTGGCGACGATCTGTTCTTTGTTCAGCACGCGGTAATTGACCAGCGGATAGATGGCCTCGGCTGGGCCAATCTGTGGATACACGCGCCCGCCTGCGACGGCAGCCAGGGCGGTTACGATGTCTGTATGGATGCTCATTTACTCCTCCACCAATCCTTCCGAGCATAAAAATTCAAGCACGCGGTTCCCTTCGTTGATATTCCTGACCGGCCCGGTCAGCACAAGAATCCGCGCGCCGAACATGATCCGCCAGCTTGCATCGGCGGCGGCAATGGCGGGCGAGTAGCGCGCCTGAACGCGGTGGGTTAGATCGCCTTGGATTGAACCGCCAGCGACTAGATCACGGATGCCGAGGGGCATTACGGCAGCCCATACCGTAGCGATGGTTGCCCAAGTGGTGACTCTTTCGCCATAAGCATCGCGCACCCCAGCCGGAGACTGAATCGATATGCGGCGGTTGTACGCCGGGGTCGGATATTTGCAAGCCAACTTAGTACACCTTCAAACGGTCAAGCAAGCCGTCCATGTATTTTGGAACTTCACAACCATCCACCTCAGCGCGAATATAAGCAGCCATCCATGCTTTTACTTCATTCGGCGTGGCGGCCCCATATCCGGCGGTGTAGTTGACCGTAACCGCGTTGGCTGTGTCGTATGTATCAGGCCATTCCAGCCCATACGCAGGCAGAATCCATCCCGGCTCGCTGTGGGTATCCACCGCATAATTGGTCGGACTCAGCGTTTGCGATACCCCGGCAGTATTCACATACAGGATCGAAACCACGCTCACAATGGGCGCCCACAGCAGGCGGATTTGAGCCGGGAATGAATCCAGCTTGATCTGCCATGTATTCGTGGCAAGGCTGCGTCCGGTGATCTGCTCGGCCTGCTGGCGCAGCGCAGGGATCAGCAGCGCAATGCGCGCGTCGTGGTCGGTGCCGTCGATCCCGATCAGGCTCTTGACTTCGGCAGCTGTCACAGGCTCGGCTGCGGTGCTGATAATGCGTGTTGTCATGCGCGCGGCCTCCGGGCCGTTTGGGTGTTGCTACGGGTTGCGGTTTGGGTGTTGCGATATTCAGTGCGGGGCGCCGGCATGGTTATGGTTATGGTTGATCCGCCCACACTCCACGAACCAGCCTGCGCCCCCGCTGCGTAGCCCCACACTTTCCACGCGCCTGCCTGCGTCGAGGTGGCGGAGTTGTAGACCGTCCATCCGCCCGCTTTGGTTGTCGAAACCGAACTGCGAACTGACCATGCGCCGGCTTGCGTTTGTGCCGACAGATTGCGAACAGAAAATGCGCCAGCCTGCGATGTCGATACGAGGTTGCGAATCGACCACGAACCGGCTTGGACTGCGCTTGCGATGCCGGTGGCGGCAACTGACCACGCGCCGGCCTGAGTAGTGGCTGCGAGATTGCGTATCGTCCACGCGCCTGCTTGCGTCGTTGCTACTGCGTTGCGAACAGAGAACGCCCCGGCCTGAGTTTGCGATGCAAGGTTGCGAACACTCCACGCGCTTGCTTGGGTGGTGCCAACAAGGTTGCGAACCGAGAACGCACTTGCATGGGTTTGTGCTGCGAGATTACGTACTGACCATGCGCCGGCTTTTGTCGTGCTTGCGAGTATTACCCCCGCACTCGCTACATGTATCTTGCGTGGGATGGGCTGGAAGATTTGCCAGGGTCGAGCAAACCAGCTTTTTATCTCTGTGTCTGACCATGCCCTATTCGCCGTGCCGAATAGATAAACATCTTCATCGTCTGCTCGGGCAGCTGCAACTTGAACCGCGCCAATCCTGAAATTAGCGGCGGTGGCTGCCCGCGATCCTGTTTTGGCTGTATCTCCTGCGATCTTGGTGCCGTTGCGCCATATCTCCCGCCCCTTACCGCCGCCAGCAATAAACACCAGGTAGTCGATACCAGTGCTTTTTGTGTACGGCGCACTTATACGGTTTGTTGCATCAGCACTACCGAAGTCCCAATATATATTCCCGTCAGAGAATGGCGCGTGAGCTAAAACTCGATCTGGCCCGGTTCCTGTGCCGTCATAACCAAATAATGTCGTCGCGCGTGCGGTCGTGTCTTTTGACCTTCTGATGACAAATACGGTTGCATCAGTTGCAGACGGGAAAATATCATCACCATCGCCCGCGATAATTAGTCCGAGATTATCCGTCGCGCTTGATAGCGCTATATTTAGGCCAAGCGCGCCCACCTCACGGGTTATCACCCCGGCTGCAACAGTTGGGTTATAGCCGCGTATCAGCGTGCGATTTGTTACGGACAAAGGGACGTAAACTTCCGTCAGCCCTGCACTCAGTGGATTGCTCCGATCAATCCCAACCGGATACTGCGGCTGAATTAGCCACGGGATTTTTCGTTCAATTACTCCCGGCATGGCTTATACGGCGCTTGTCAGTTCAGATAAGAAGGCCTCAACTACCACCGCCTGCCCGGTATTCGATCCAAACTCGACCTCTAAATTCATGATCGAGGAATCAATCGGGATAGCCATCTCGGTGATGGCGTTC